CCAGGCGAAAAGGGCGAGCATGCAATCGTCTACGGATGGCAAGACTAGTCCGCATTCCCTATAAGCCAAGGGACGCATTCAAGCCGCTGCACTATAGAAAGACTCGTTGGGCATGCGTTGTCGCCCATAGACGCGCCGGAAAGACGGTTGCATGCGTCAACGACCTGATTAGGGCTGCGATTACGGACAAGCGCCCGGGCCAGCTATACGCCTATGTAGCGCCGTTCTACACGCAAGCAAAGGGCGTAGCGTGGGACTACCTCAAACGCTTCAGTGATCCTATTGAGGGAATCAAGGTCAACGAGGCCGAGCTGCGGATCGACTATCCGAACGGAAACCGTATTCAGCTATTCGGCGCTGACAACGCAGACCGTATGCGCGGGCTGGCGTTCTCGGGTGTGGTGGCTGATGAGTTTGGCGATTGGAAACCCTCTGTATGGGGCTACGTCATTCGACCGGCGCTCGCTGACCGTAACGGTTGGGCAATCATCATTGGCACGCCAAAGGGCCGGAATCAGTTTTGGCAAGTGCTGATTAACGCGCAGAAAGACCCGGATTGGACCGCGCTAATTCTGAGGGCGGATGAAACCGGGCTATTGCCTGATGCTGAGATTGCCGCGCTGCGCAAGGAACTGAGCGAGGACGCATTCAGGCAGGAAATGTTGTGTGACTTTGACGCCGCAATCCTTGGCGCAATCTACGGGCGCGAGATGCGCGAACTGTCCGAGGCGGGCAGGATTGGCATGTTGCCGGTCGAGCCTTATGCGCCGGTGCATACCGCGTGGGACTTGGGGTTCCGCGACGATACGGCGATTTGGTGGTATCAGGTCATCCGGGGCGAAATCCGGGTAATTGATTATCACGCCTCAAGCGGTGAGCCGATCAGCTATTACACCGACTTGGTGCAATCAAAACCGTACAAATACGGCAAGCACTGGCTACCGCATGACGCTAGAGCAAAGACTCTCGCCTCTGGTGGCCGGTCAATCATCGAGCAAGTGGGCGAATCGCTTGACTGGAAGCAACTTGGCATCGTGCCGCATTTGAGCCTGCAAGACGGCATCCAGGCAGTGCGCCTAATGTTGCCGCGCACATGGTTCGACGTTTCGTGCGAACCGGGCATTGAATGTTTGCGCCAGTATCAGCGCGAATACGACGAAGACAAGAAAGCATTTCGAGCCACGCCTCGCCACGATTGGACAAGCCACGCAGCGGACGCTTTCCGAATGATGGCAATAGCGTGGAAAGAGGAAGTCAAGCCCGAGCCGCCGAAAGAAATACCGATCAAGGGGCTTTCAGTAGGCCCGACAAACGCAATGACGATGGACGAAGCGTGGAAGCTGGCGCCGAAACCGAACGGAAGGATTTGAGATGCCTAGTGTAAATTCGACCGGCGCAGTATTGATCACTGCTGGTGCGGTGCCTGCAACGGGTGTGGTTTACCAAGCGGGTATTGCAGTGCAATCTTCAACTGGTGCCATGTATGTTGTAGGCGGAGTTCCTGCCGTCATCGCTCAGTCGGGCATCCCGTTCATTCTGGCTGGCGGCACTGGCGGCGTAAACCAGTTCACGATGGGCAACAACGGCGCTCTCAGTACGTTGCCAACGCTGCCTACTACTTACAGCGGCGGCGCGTGGATATACATGCCAGCCAACGGCATCTTCGCGGGCAGCACCGCCGGCTGGTACTGGTTCGTCGCGTCGAGCACCACGGCGGGCACTGTATACAACAATCAGTACACCACCGGAGACCCCAAAGCGGCGGTCCCGGCAACGCCAACGCCTTTCGTCAGCACTGGTCCGGGCGTCGTGTCGCAAACGACCGGCGCATTCATCACCGGGCCTCAACTGACGGTCCCCGGCAATTCGATGGGGCCAAACGGCTCGCTTCAGTGCGCGATCAATATCCGGGCGTCGAACAGCGTAAACAGCAAAATTGTGCAACCTGCGTTTGGCTCTTTAGCGCAGGTTTCCAATTACACGCTTGCGTTTGCTGGTGGTTCCAGCATCGGGGCGCGGGGTTCACCGCTGTACAACCGCAACGCGACCAACCGGCAGACCGGCATACAAAATTACGCAACGGGCAATGGGGAGGCGAACGTCAACGCGGTGGTGCTCAATGGCACGGTGGACACTACCGTAGACCAGCTCTACACAATCCCCATGCAACTGGCGGCGCTTGCCGCAGCCGAATTTTTAATCGTGGAAGGTTACTGTCTCGAACTCAGGTACGGAGCGTAAGCCATGACCATTCAGACCTTCCCAAGCACTAAAGTCGGTCAAGCCGCGGCCTTCGCGGTCCCCGACCCCAAGAACATCAACTTCATACCCGGCAAAGGTTTTGAGGTGCGCGATGGTGTTGACTACGTAGCACCGCCCGCCCTTACGCAAGATCAGATCGATGCTGCTGCTGCAAAGAGCTACGCAAAACTTGCAGCCCTGTCAGCCATGACGCCCGCCCAGGTGCAGGCTTGGGTGGCTGCGAACGTCACCAACTTGACGCAGGCGCAGGATGCCATTGCGACGCTGGCAGTTGCGGTGAGCGTGTTGGCTCGTAGGCTTTAACCGCGCAGACCGGATGCCTACTCTCGCCAATATTCAGAACGACCTGATTGGAAGCGGGTTTGCGCCATTGCAGGCGCAAGTTCTGACTACGGGCAATCGATTGGCGTTGTTGTCAACTGATACCGCCAACAACCCTACCGGGCTGGCGGGGGTTCGGTCTGCCGGCATGGCCTTCCCGGCCCCCGTGCTCGCACGCGACATCAACGTCCACAACATGTTGCTGGCCGAGCCGTTGGTTACGCTTGATCTGCCAAGCCCTTACTTCCCGTCCATCACGCTCCGCAAAGAGCACGCCTATGGGCACGCTATCTACTTCCCGAATGGCTGGTCTGGATGGCGATTCTGGATGGTCGGCGCGCCTTATCCAGCCAGCGCAGGGGAGAACGCGCCAGCCGGTGCTGCGAAGTACGAAAACCCTTGCATCTATGTGAGCAACGATGGGGAAACGTGGGTTGTGCCAACCGGAATGACGAACCCAATTGCAACATCAATCGGGCTGTCTGACACGAACAGCTATTACGCAGACCCAATGATCTGCGCGAATGCCGACAACACGAAGCTGTATGTGATCTGGATGTGGACTAACCAGTCGGCAGGTGCAGTAAAAAGCTCGTTTTTTATCTCTGACTCATCGGATGGCGTGACATGGAGTACGCCTGTCGAAATTCTGCAAAGCACGTCGGCTACTTTCATTCCAAATACGCCGTCGCTGTTCTGGAACGGCAACGGCTGGACGATCTTCTCCATTGATACAGCCAGCGGCACGTTCCGCCCGATGTACACAACCACGACAAGCGCGACGCCATACACCGGATGGGCTGCGCCGGGATCGGCCCTAAGTGGGGCGGTCCCGGCGGTGTGGACGGCATCAGTTATGCCGCACCCGCTCTCCCGTAACTGGTGGCACGGAACAGTGACGCGGCTAAAAGATGATGTGGTGGTCGGGTTCATGGTGGACAACAATTCCGCAGGGGGCAGTGGGTACACAGTTAAGTCGAATGATGGCTGCAAGACTTTCAGTGTTCAACCGTTCACGGCAACAAATACGGCCGTCGCGGCCGGCACGTTCTATCGCGGTTCTATCTGCGTTTGCAACTCTGGTGTCGCACCCGATGCGATATTGTTTCTTTCGCGTCAGGGGCATTTGGATAAGACGCCCGCAGGGTTCCACATCCAGAAAGCGCGGGTCACGTTTGGCCGGTTGACCAATCAATCACAACGTGAGTTTTACCGGAACGCGGTGAACGCGAAGCTGACCGGTCCGCTCAATGTGCTTGAGCAGTCATTGCTCGCTTGGGATTCCTTCCAGCGAGTAGACAGCGCGGTGACACTTGGAAACACGGAAACGACGCGATGGGATGGCGCGACAACTGCATGGACAACTAGCTCGGGAACGGTTGGGATCAGCACCAACCGGGCTTATGGCGTTGGCACCGGCAACAACATCGCCACGACGGACCTACGTTCAAGCGACTATGAATTTGAATTTGCAATTGATACGCTCGGGTCGCAATTAAATGTGGTTTTTGGGTTTGTGGACACTGGTAATTTTTATCGGTGGCAGCTAGTCAATTCAAACGTGGATCGTGTTTTTAGCGGCGGTGTCAACCGCACTTACGGTCAGACCACTTTCACCGTACCGGTGGCCGGTGACGTGGTTCGTGTGCGCAAAGAGGGTAATTTCATCACACTCTTTTTCAATGACCGGATCGTTGATGGATTCGCGTTGCTCGATGCAAACGACGCGACATTGAAAGTAGCGACAAAGGTCGGTTTCCAGTGCTCCGGAGCTTCGCTGTCTTACATCAAAAACTTTTGGGCACAGGTGCCAGCATGAACCAAAAGCAGCCAATGACGGAAAGCGAACAAATCATCGCAACGCTTGCCGAAAAAGAGCGTATTCGTCTGGAAGAACAGGCGAAGTCGCAGGCGGAAATCGAAGCGCAGAACAAGAAGTAACCGCGCAGGCCGGATGCCTGGCAACAAGGCTCGCTTCGGCGGGCTTTTTTCATTGGAGGCGCTAGATGGCTGATGCCTCTACGTGGCTGGAACGCATCGCCCGATACGAAAAAGAATTTCAGAAATGGGAGAAGCGCTCGGCTGACATCATCAAGCGCTATCGGGACGATGACTACAAAAGCCGCAAAACGGCTGCGTTCAACATCCTGTGGTCAAACGTCCAGACGTTGATTCCGGCAGTATTCGCAAGGCTTCCACGTCCTGACGTATCGCGCAGGTTCAAGGATTCCGATCCTGTTGGACGGGTGGCGGGTATGATCCTTGAACGCGCGCTGGACTATGAAATCCAGCATTATTCGGACTACCGCGATTCCCTTGGCCAGTGCGTGCTAGATCGCTTCTTGGGTGGGCGCGGTACGTCATGGGTGCGCTACGAGCCGCACATCCGCGCCGAGCAGGTCGGCATGGTCGGTGATGGCGATCAGATTACCGAAGATGCCGAAGCCGAAGCCGAGCCGGAAACCCGCGAGACGCTGGATTACGAATGCGCACCGTGCGATTACGTCCATTGGCGCGATTTCGGGCATACGCAAGCGCGCACCTGGGAGGAATTGACGGCAGTATGGCGCCGGGTCTACATGACCCGTGCAGCCTGCGTCGAGCGCTTTGGCAAGGCCGGCGAAAAAATCCCGCTGGATAGCCGCCCGGACGAAAAGAAGGGCGAGGGCGAACGGCCAGATGCGCTGGCGCTGATCTACGAGATTTGGGATAAGGACGGCAAGAAAGCTCATTGGCTGTCCAAATCCTTGGGTGAGTTCGTTGACGAAAAGGACGATCCGCTCGGGCTGGAAGGGTTTTTTCCTTGTCCGCGTCCGTTGTATGCCACGCTGACCAATGAGTCGTTGGTCCCGGTTCCCGACTATGCGTTGTATCAGGACCAAGCGCGCAGCCTTGACCTGCTGGCCGAGCGCATTGACGGCCTGATCAAGATGTTGCAGGTGAAGGGTGTGCGCAATGCCGCGTTCCCAGGGCTTGAACGGTTGTTCAACGAGGCCAACAATGGTGACCTGATCCCGGTCAACGAATGGGCCGCGTTCAGCGAAAAGAACGGCCTCAAAGGCGCAATTGACCTGGTGGACCTGACGCCGATTGCAGCGGCATTGGCGTCCTGTTACGAGGCCACCAAAGCGCAGTTGGACGTGATCTACAACGTCACCGGGATTGCTGACATCATCCGCGGGCAGTCGGCGGCCAGTGAAACGGCAACCGCGCAGCAGATCAAGGGGCAGTACGCCGGCCTGAGACTGAACAGCATGAAAAATGCGGTCAGCCAGTTTGCGACCGAACTGCTTCAAATCAAAGCGCAGATCATGTGCGGCAAGTTCGACTCGCAGACGCTGTTGAAGATTTCTGCCGCCGACCAGTTGAGCGAGCAAGACAAAACGCTGATCCCGGAAGCCATGCAACTGCTGTCCGAAAACCCGTTGCGTTCGTTCCGCATCGAGGTCGCCGCTGATTCGCTGGTGATGATGGACGAGCAGCAGGAGCGCGAGGACCGCACGCAGTTTGTGACCGCGATTGGCTCGCTCCTCAAGGAAGCGCAGCCGGTGGTGCAGCAAGCGCCAGATATTGCACCGTTGGTGCTGGAACTCATCAAGTTTTCAGCGGGCGCGTTCAAGGTTGGCCGTCAGTTGGAAGGCTTGATTGACGAGACTGCCGAGAAACTCAAGATGAAGCAACAACAGGCTTCGCAGCAACCGCCGCCACCTGATCCTGAAATGCTCAAGATGCAGGCCGAGCAGCAAGCCGAGCAACAGCGCATGCAAATGGAAAACGCGCACGAACAAGCGCGTATGCAGGCTGACATTGCTATCAAACAGGCTCAAGCGCAGGCAGATATGGCGATAGAGCAGCAACGCATGGCGATGGAGGAGCGTTTTGAGCAGGAGCGCCAAGCCCGCGAAATGCAGATGCAGCAGATGCAAGCGCAGATTGATGCTGCGTTGCAAATGCAGAAAGCCCAATTGGAAGCCTCAACCCGTATTGCAGTGGCGGAAATTTCAGCGGACGCCACGTTGACCGCAGCACAGGATAGCGCCGCTGATAACTCAACCAAGGACTATTAACCATGCCTCTCGCAAAAGAACTCATGGGGGTCGGCATTCCCGCCGTTGCTGCCATTGCTCAAATCAACGGCGTGCCGACCTCGCTCGCCGCTACTGGTTCGACTCAGACTGACGCCGCTTTGATCAGCGCAGGCGTGGTGCAAGTCACCGCCGCAGACGGCACCAAAGGCGTGATCCTGCCCGCCGCCAACCCTGGCGAATCGGTCAAGATCGTCAACAACTCCGCGTCAACGCTGAAGGTCTACCCGCCGACCAGCGCCGCGATCGGCGTGCCTGGAACTTCGTTCTCGGCCGCAAGTGCCAACGCGGCTTACTCGCACACCACTTTTGCGGTTGTGGAATACGTCTGCTATTCCTCAACTCTCTGGATGGTCAACAAGAGTGCGTAAACGGTACGTCGCTGTGGGGAATTCGTGGGTGGAAGTCGATCCCGACTACATCCCCGAACCCCAGGCCAGCATGGTCATGCCCGACATCCAGCCGTATCAGTCTATGGCGGATGGCACGATGATTACCTCACGATCTCATCACCGCGAACACCTTCGCAGGCATGGGCTTATTGAGGTGGGCAATGAGACTAAACATCTCACGCCCAAGCCCAAGGCACTTCCCAAGGGCCGCAAGGAAATGGTTGCTCAGTTGGTCTACGAGCGCCTTCGCTACAAATAAACGCGGACTACTCCGCAGGGGTTTTGAATGAGCGATTCACTTCGAGAAGCGTTGTCGTCCGCATTGGAAGCGGCAGAACCGTTACCAGAGACACCTGCGCCAGAAGTGCGGGTTGATATTGCGGGCGTTGAGACTGTCAAGGAAACGGAAGCGCAAGCCGAAGCAAGGTTGCGCGATGAGAAAGGGCGGTTCGCCGC